TGCCATCATCACCGATCCCGGTTACGGCTACGCCGCCGTACCTGCCGTCACCGTCACGGGGGCCGGCACTGGTGCAGCGATCACCGCGACCCTCGGCTTCGTCGCCAACCCGGTCGGCCAGGCACTCTCCTCGATCGTTGACCGCCTCCGCGCCGTCGCTTTCCTCGACGGTCCCGGCACCTCCTACGAGGATGCGGTCACTTACCGCAACGACTACGGCTCGCAGCGCGTCTCGGTCGTCGACCCCGGCGTTCTCAGCTGGGACATCGAGAACTCGGTGTACACCCAGAAGCCGGCGTCGGCCTACGCTGCCGGCATTCAGGCCCGCATCGATGAAGAGAAGGGCTTCTGGTACTCGTTCTCGAACGAGGTGATCCAGAACATCGGCGGCCCCGCCCGTCCGGTGGACTTCATGCCGAACGACCGCGACTGCGAAGCGAACATGCTCAACTCGAACCAGGTCACGACCATCATCCACGATGACGGTTTCCGGTTCTGGGGCCTGCGCAACACCGGTACTGACCCGCTGTGGGCTCAGCTGTCGGTTCGCCGCACGGCTGACATGGTCTACGAGAGCCTGGAGCGCGCTGAGCGGTCCCGCCTCGACAAGCCGTTCAGCTTCCAGCTGCTCTCCGGCATCCAGGGCGACGTGAACGCCTACCTCCGCCTGCTCCGCGCTCGCGGCGCGCTGATCGGCGGCAAGTGCTGGATCGACCCGACCATCAACACCCCGGCGACCTTCGCTGCGGGCGAGCTGTCGGTCGACTTCGATCTCGAGCCGCCCGCCTGCTTGGAGCACCTGCAGTTCCGTGCTCGCCGCAACCCACAATACTACGTGGACTTCATCGAGGAGTTCTCGCGGCGGATCACCTAATCGCCGCGTAGCGCCACCCGACGAACCCCAAACCCATTGAGCTAGTCATGAGCCGTCCGGACCTTTGGTTCGGGCGCGCTCTGGCTTGGCCGGAGAAATAAATGAGCAATCTTCGCGACTCCAACATTTTCCAGGACTTCACCGTCTGGATCAACGACGTCGGCAAGATCGGCGAATCGCCGAACTTCCAGCCGCCCGAAATCAACATTGCCGTGGAAGAGTTCCGCGGCGGCGGCATGGACGGCACCGTTGAGATTCCGTTCGGCGTCGAAAAAATCGAGTTCGATTTCAACCTCCATACCTGGGACGAGCAGGTCTGGGACAACCTCGGCTACGGTCCTGGTTCGATCGACGTTCCGATCACCTTCCGCGGCTACCTGCTTACGGCAGGCGGCGCCGAGAAGGGCGTGATCATCGAGACCCACTGCCTGATCAAATCGATCAAGCCGAGCAAGATCGAGTCGGGCAAGAAGGCCGACCTGTCCATTCACGTGGCCGCTAACTATTACCGCCACGAGATCAACGGTCGCACCGTCACTGAAATCGACGTGTTCAACAAGATCACGATCATCGGCGGCACCGACAAGAGCGCCAACGCTCGACGGATCCTCGGCTTCACCTACTAAGCCAGAGAGATCACCAAACTGAGGCCCTGCCACCCGGCGGGGCCTTTTCTTTTTCTGAAACGACTAACTAGGTGTGCAAACCATGTCTACCCATACGTTCGACCTCAAGTTCCCGTTCGAATACCGCGGCGCGAACTACATCGAGTTCAAGGCCCGTCGCCCCAAAGTGCGCGACCTCCGCACGTTCATCAAGAACGTCGACAAGGATGGTGTCGCAGCCATGGAGAAGGCGCTCGCCGACCTGTGTGAGGTCGATGAGAAGATCATCTCCGAAGTCGACGTCGAAGACTTCGGGCCCATGAAAAAGTGGTTCGAAGATTTTTTGAAACCAATGCTGGGCGAATAAGCAAGATCATCAATGACAGCTTCCCGATCTTCGAGCGCTTCCACTGGACGCTTGAAGACATCGAGGCGCTGGATTTTGACGACTTCTGCCTAATCGCAGACGGCGTAACCGAATTGAATAGGCGAGACGCGGAAGCAATCGCCAAGGCCCGGGGCGGGTAATTGCCCCGGGTTTTCTTTTTCAATCCCAGGAGCAGTGATGGCCGATAATCTCGATATCAGGACAAGGCTGACGGCTGACGATCAGGCCTCGCCGACCATCAAGAGACTGCTCGACCAAATCAAGCGCCTTGAGGCCAAGCTGAAGTCCGGCCTCGGCAAATCCCAGATTGCATCGTCCATCATGGACGACAAATCCCTTGCTCGCCTGCAGAAGGGTGGCAAGGAAATCGATGGGCTGACTCCGAAATACATGCGCATGGCCCGCGCGATGCGCGATGCCGGCGACATGACCGCTACGAAGTGGCGGCAAATGGGCGACGAGATCGATAGCTACGCCAAGCGCTTCGATAAACTTTCTGCGAAGGATAAGGAGCAACTCCGGGGCCTGGTCAAGAGGGCTCAGGCCTACAAAGCGGTATGGAACGCAAGTCACCGGGATCGGCTAAAGGCCGAGGAACGGATGCATGACAACCTCGGTCGTATCGAGTCTGCCCACATGCAGCGTCGACTTCGAGCTGAGAGAGCACATGCCAATCAGGTTCTAGAGTCCCGCCGCGCCCTGATGCGCAACATGCGCCGGCTCGGATCGGTGTCTGGCGGCGGCGGACGGAGCATCGCAAGTAATCCAGCGTTCTACGGTTTGGCCGCTGCCTACGGCACGGCGCATCTCGTCGGGTCCTCCATTCGTTCCGCCACTGATCTAGATCGCGCGGAAACGAACGCGCGCATCAACATGGACCAGAAGATCGTCAACGCGCGTGAGCTTCGGGACAATTGGGCGTTGCCTCGCTCGGTCGATCTTGCTCAGCAGCCTAGCCGTCTGATGCAAACCGCCGTCGAAGCGGCCAAGGCCGGCGTCCCGGAAAGTATGGCCAAGGGCACCGCCGAAATGGTGACCATGCTCGCCAAGACCTTCGGCGTTGAAGTCGACCAGGCAATGGACGGCATGGGCTACGCCATCGCTCAGGAAATGGGAGCTGGCCGCCTAACGGATATGTCGGGCGTTACCAGACTCGGCAATACGGCAGCATACCTGGCCGCCAAGACCGCTGCTCGCCCCGACCAGATGTTCTCGTTCCTTCGAACGGGCATGGGTTCAGGCGGCATGATCGGCATGAGCCAGGAAGCCACCCTGGCGTTCGGCGCGGCCGGCATCCAGGCCGGTGCTCAAGGTCAGCAGACCGCTCGCTTCCTCGGGAGCTTGGGCGAGACTCTCGCTGGTCTGACCATGGAAGCAAAGACGATCCGGGGGCATAGCAACAAGAGCCCCAAGGACAGAAAATTCATGAGCCTTCCGGGTCAGCTCGGGTACGGCTCCTACGCTGAGATCGAAGACAGCATCAGGAAGAAGCCTGACACCGCAATCTTCGACCTGATCAAGTCGTTCGGGAAGATCAAGGACCCGCTCGCTCGCGAGCAAGCCATGACGTCCATGTTCGGCTCTGAGTTTGCTCGGTTCCTCGCGAACATGATCGCATCTCCCGAGATGCTCGAACGCACCTTGAAGCTCGCGAAGGAGGCTTCCGGACAGAAGGAAGGCGCCAACTTCATTACTGAGGCTTGGGGCGAGTTCATGAAAAGCCTTGAGTACTTCATCGATCGCGTCAAGGCGACGTGGTCGATCGTGAAGTCGGAACTTGGCGACACGCTCAAGCCGTTCATCCAGCAGTTCAGCGATTGGGTCAGCGATTGGTACAAGGTCGTCCAAACCGGAGGCATCAAGGAGCGCTTCAAGGCGGTTCTCGACGGTCTGACCGAGGGCTTCCTCGGCAAACCAGGCTCGTTCCGGGATCTCCTGGACAGCGCCTTCGGCAAGCCTGGCGAGGGCAACGGCGGCCAGACTGAGTCGTTCTTCAAGTTCGCAAAGGGCTTCGCTGAAGGTCTACGGTCGTTCGCGACCACCTTCGTTGAAGTCATGAAGACGATCGGTCGCGTATTCGGAACCGGCGACGACGCTGAAGCGATGGGCAAGCTGGCGGCACAGATCACCGGTCTGGTGATTGCGCTCGCAGCCCTCGCGCCGGTCCTATCAGTGTTCTCCAGCCTGGTAACGATCATCGGTAGCATCGTTGCCGTTCTAGGTGGACCCGCAGCGATCGGTGTGGCGGCAGCGCTACTGGGTGAGAAGTACACGCCCGACAGCGCCAAGAAACGACCTGGCGAAACCACGAATGAGTACCGCAAGCGTCGTGAAGAGCGCCGCAACAACCGGAACAAAACCGGCGATGGCGGCCCTGATCCACTGTTCCAGCCCACGAGCTATCGCAGCTCGGTGGACGATCTGTCCGACCAGCTCAACAAGTTCGGCGGCAAGATCGAGCGCGCTTCCTTCATGGGCAACACCGACTTCAGCTCCAGAGGCCGAACCTACGGCAGCTCCGGTGGCAGTTACGGCGGTGGCGGTGGCGGTTATGGCAGTGGTGGCGGAAGCGCCATGGATCTGCTCAAGAGCACCCCTGGCGCAGCGCTTCCAAGCTTCGGCGTTGGTAGCAACGGCATCATCAAGCGCGACAGCATCCCTTCGTTCAGCGGAGGCGGTGGAAGCTCTGCCGGACTCAATAAGGCGGCGTTCGAGAGGACGTTCGCCGGTACGCCTATGGCTGGCAAATACGATCAGGTCTTAGCTGCGGCGAAAGCCAACGGCCTAGACCCGGCGCTTTTGGCTGGCGTCATGGCGCACGAGTCTGGCAAGGGCAAGTTCCTGTCGGGCAACAACCCTGGCGGTATCATGGATCCAGCCACCGGCTGGTCCAAGAAGATGCAGTTCGGCGATCTGGACGGCGGTATCAGCAAGACGGCGGGTGTTCTGAAGAAGAACTTCGACGCGGTCGGCGGTGACATGAATGCTCTGGCTGGCAAGTACGCGCCGGTTGGAGCCGCCAACGATCCGGGCGGCCTGAATAAGAAC